TGGAAGTATCGTGAACGTTCTTGTCGCTGGCGAATCGTAAATCTTACTGAGCTTTCTGCGTTCATCTTTTGGGCACTCCATAGTAGTGATTCTAGGGGCATCCCCTCTTAGAATCCCTGCATGCATTACATCAAAGCTCTTAAGGAAGATCTCATTGTCAATAACGTACCTCTTCCTACCGGATGCAAAACCCTCAATCTCCTTGAAGATCCATCCTTTCCCAGTAGCATTCGATGGTTTGCGCAACACGTAGGGATATCCTGCAGACGTCTTCATTTCGATGGGAGACCAATAATCACTCATGTCGATACCATTAATACCAACATCCAAGTTATTTATCTCCCTTTTCCTCATCGTGTTTTCTAGATTCTGGAAAACGATACAGAGATGGTTTTCCACCTCCTCAATTTCACGCGTCGGGAAAGGAATAGTTGGAACTCCATATTTCTTCACAGCCTCAAGTATTGGGTCCCATGTACCCCTTTTGTCACCAAGACGTCTGTCCCATGTGGAGAGTATACTTGGCTCAGTTCGAACCTCTCCAATCATGCCATGAATAATGCTTTTGGCAACAGTGGTCTTCGTTGGCACATTTGGAACACAGTGCTTCTCAAGCACCCCAATGAGTCCCAGATTCCCTTTGCCAGTCACAACAACACAGTGCTTCTCACAAAGATCAACCTCTTTTTCCAATGCAGATGCGCTTATGATAGCTCCTGACAGCCTTTCAATAGCCTGCATTATTGGCTCATATGTCAAGGTCTCGGCATATCCCACTCCTTTATTCCTTTGGCCAGCCACATGCATACCTATAACTTTTCGCACAGCCTTAGTGTCAGCCCTGACAATAGCCGCGCCACAAGTTCCAGGCATGCAATGAACTCTGTATCTGAGGCCGGAAACAACGGTGTGTCTCGAATTGAGCATATCGTAGGTGCCAGTTGGCACTTCAACATCTACACTGGTTAGCTCAATAGTGGATAGGGTGTGCACAATTTGAAGAATCATCTCGTGATTAAATTTCGTTAAACACAGCACACCAGAGGTCTTTCTAAAATGCTTCCAATCCTCAGCAGTGGGAATATGTCCCGTGAAATCAACAGAAGGGGGAACCGTTTTGCCTAGATCCCACACCACAAGGTCCTGAACGCCCGACACAAGACTCATACGATGTGGCTCGAAAGGGATGCGCGCCACCTTATGAGGACATACGAAGTACAACTCGTCTCCAACATCAAATTCAGCCAAGTAGTGCGCAGGACATATAACAAAAGTTCCTTTCAGACGCAGCACACTATAACTGCGGTATATGCCATTCTTGAAGCTCAATATCGTGCAACTCATTTTGGATATGTGAGTTTGAACCAAGTTGGACATATTAACATCCCTAGTCAGTCCATAATCCCCGACTTGAGCTTGTTTCTCCACCTGTATCGAAGTGCCTTCAGAGATGAGTTTCTGAGCATCAGAAAGATCTATTCGCACGAGTTTCTCCAAGCCAACCTGCACTTTCTCGTCAGTCTCAAATTCAGTATCGTCAATAACATATTGAGTCATGGCTTGTTTATCGCCCTCCATAAGATTGGCTTTGACAATACTGGCCAATGGCCCAACGTCTGTGGTGTTGGAACCTGAGACCCCTCGCTCCTCCAAAGATTTCTGCCACTTTCGGATTTGAAGTAGTATATCAGGCACTTCAGATGTGCCAGATTTCACAGCCTCACGTGCGGCATCTCTCACTTTGCGCCTAAAAATTTTCCTTCTCTCAAGTCGCATGCTCTTCGCAAGTTCTGTCTCGTCGCTGTAAGTGACTCCCATACCGGCCTCCTGATCTGCAACCACAAAGGGCTTTCTTCTTCTAGTCACGAGGTGGTTGGTAACAAGGCTATCACTTTCATGGGACCCAGTAACATGGCGTTGCACTGTCGAGATGGCAAGTTTGGGTTTTTGTCGTTTCTGGATGACAGGACGTGTGACCAAATTATCAGACTCATGAGCTCCGCTTACTTCAGGTTCGGCATCACTCACCTCTAGAGAATTGGCAGTCTTAGAGAAAAACCCATACAAGCCCACAGCTGCGCCAGCCACCAATCCAGTAAGTGCCAATCCAGCTCCGATAGCCAAGACTATTTTGACACGGGGGCTAACCAAGGTGACGGTCTTTTTCTCATACTCCTTGAAACGCTCACTTGCAGTAAATTCCAAAACACTTCTCATGCGTCGCGTTTCCTCAGCAACCGCACGATCTCTTGCAAGTCTAATTTCGATAAGATATAGGAGTAGCATGAAATATGTGCCACCGCGTCCAAATAGCTCAAGAGCGACAGCCAACGCAGATTTGACTTGTTCGGATGGAACTAGAGCACTTCCGAAATCCTGGATATCACGGACTAACAACATGATTGTGGATCTGTGCCTCTCGGGGAAGAGCTTGATGGCATCGGTGCGCTTTTCAAATCCATGGTGCCAAATAATTTGCCAGAAGTCAATGGCCAACTCTTGCTTGCACCACAAAGATTCGTCATCACACATAAAGTAAAACTGCCCATCGAACAAAGGCACACACCCAGTTTCAACAACAGACCGAGGGAAGAACACAGCCCCAGCATCCCAATGAACACAATTATCAGAAATAGTTGGATTGTCAGGGATTCTCATATCCACATCATAGTCATCAAAGGTGTGCTCCTCCTTAGCATCTTTGCTGAGATTGATGTGAGCAAAAACGCACACATTAGCAGAAATGCTCCAAGAGTAAGTGGTGGCGATGAAAAATAAAAGTGTGTGGGAGCTCATTTCTTTAATATCGCTATGGAGGGTCACACGCGTGCAATTGGGATCACTGGATAACTGGTGAACTCTGAGATGCTCATAGGTGCGCAAATTCCAAACTGCGGCTGCATCACCCATGCGTTGCAGAAAAACATTATAGTCACACACGCCAGAATTTTCACATTCACACGCTTTTGACAGGAGAGTTTGGACCGACATGAATTTCTTGGTACGCCATGCGTCAGGTGCAGTGTATCGTGTGTTGTCAAAGATCTTTGCGTACTCTTTGGCTGGGTTTCTCCTAGAATCAAGTTCTTCCATGATTTCCCTAAGAGTCACTATGGATTTGCCAGATTGGGCTTCAACATCATCAACCTCAAAGGGATTCATTTTGAAACTTGTTATTCCACTTAGTAGCTTCTCCTGGCTTGCCATATATGCGTCGGTGTACTCACAAAGAAAGCGGAGGAAGGTTTTGTATTCAACTCGCTCAAAGGTCCAGTCAGTGGTATCAACATTTCTGAGGAAACTTTCATCCCACGTGGTTTTAAGCCCAAACATCACTCTGTCATTGTTGTTACCAACGATGGTATAACCAAGCACGGTAAAAAGTAGCCCCTTCGTTGGATTGCTCTCATCTCTCTCAACACCCTCCTCCTTTTCGACGCGAATGAGGACGTTCCGTCGTCGATAATATGCCAACTTTGTGACCACATCTCCAGAATCATCCAACTCTAACATATTTGTGCAGGAGAAGACATAGCGACTAGTGCAGTGCTTGCCCTTATCTTCGACACCAGCCATGGGCACAGAGAAAGGATCATTTGTTTTAACTCCCATGATCTCGGCGTAATCAGATAACTTGAGAGATGATTTTATAGCTCCAAGATCATCATAAAGGAGGACTGGTTCTTGATGGTAATTGCTCCAGTATGCGTCAGCACAACAACGTGTGTATATTCTGTCAACCTCTGGCTCACCACGATAGTCGAGCAAGTTATTAATCAAAACATGTGTGAGCGCAGATTTGCCAACTCCGGGTGCTCCAATCATACACACATGAAGAGGATCTATGCGTGGTTTCTTCATCCCTTTGAAAGTGTAACTTTCGTTCATGAGCTCAGTGCACTTGTCCTTGCAGTCTTTGATAATCATGCCAAGCTGAACATCAACTTTACACCCATCAATCAGTACGCGCTGTATTTGCTGGCTCCGGTCATACAAATGGCGCACCTTGAGTAAATGCTCATCGGCGCCAAAACCAGCGAACCTATTCTCTTGCAACGCCATCTTGCGCGTTTCCTCAACCCATCCTCTCAAGTCAAAAGTAAGCATTTGCTGCAAAGCAGAGTCAGCTTTGGGCAACTCAGACCCGCCAAGAGTCATGATCCACTGCACCAACTTGGTGGACCACTCGCTGCTCATTCTTTGTATTGCCGAAAATCCTGAGAAGATATTGGAAAAGGAACGACCTTTCTCACCTGCCGACTTGAACTTCGCTGCAAAGGAATTGAGCTTCTTTTCATCTGGAATACTTCCCCAAACTGCTAGAGACGCTACTACACCTAGTATCGAAAGAAGGCTCTGAACAGCAACTGCCCAGTTGTCCTGAAACCAAGAGGAAAAATCCCCAAGAGATTCATGAACACCTTCAAACGCGCCTGCCAATGAGTGTTTACGGCACGTCTCTTTTTCAAAATTGAGTTGGAAGTATTTCATAATATTATTCTTCACCCACTTCCCTAGGTTCCAAACAGTCTTTGCCAACAAAGGGCTCCATATAATCATACAGAAGATAGATAACTTCTTTGCAAACTTCTTCTGAGTTTTGCTAGCCCACAGAATTCCAAGGCCCCCAAGAACTGTCAGCATAGTGGCCCACATGTATGATTCATGTTCGACAGCGGCTTTAATCATCCCAGGGACACTGTCTACCAGTAGTGGCTTCAAAAGCGTTGTGATGGAATCCTTCATGCTTTCTAGATAGGAGAGTTTTTCCTCAATGGATCCGGTGAGCTTCTGAGCAGTTTCCAGCAGAGGCATAAGAACACTAGTGGCCTCCAACAACTTGTCGAAAGGTCCATCGTCGGTACAGAACACAGAATGACTCTTATCAACGATTTCAGTAATCTGAGGCATCATATCTGCGGCCATGTCTGTGATCTTGATCAAAGATCCATCAGCACCACAAAGCGCCGCGTGGCCCTTATCAACCATATCAGCCATCTTCGAG